TAACAGACAGTAAGGATGTTCCCCTGTTACTACCTGTAGGATTTGAATTTGCAAACGCGTATTCCTCAACCGTCTCCACGTTCGGTAAGGAGATGCTCGTCACGCTGGCAAGCCCATAGCATGCCCGGTTTCCAACCTTCGTCGCCAACTCATTGTAAAGTTCACCCTTCAGATTGCCATCGATGATGTGCTTATAGGTTGCCCCAACATACCGGAACTGAGCATAAACATTCAGATCCGATTTGACCGAGGTCGTTTCCTTATCCCATCCAATGAATTCATAATCCGTAGGGTCACTTTCTGCTGTATTCGTGGGTGTTGCGCCAGTGTATTCTGTTGCCGTCCCATATGGAACGTTGCTCTTTGTCTGGATACACTTTGTTCCCACATAGAATCGAACAGTAAAGGTCCTAACGCTTGCAGTAAACGCAGGATATACATTGCGGTCCTCTACGATGTGCAAAAGCGCAGAAGGATCACGCGCCCCGCCAATCACCAGAGACCATCCTACAAACGTAAAGGTTTCTGACTCAGACGGAGGCTTCGTCGGTGTACTTCCACTGTATGTGACTGATCCTCCGTTCACAGCCGTCGCCGTGCGGAGAACAGATGTCCCATCATAGTTGTAGAAATAGCACACGCTGCTGATATTCTTATAGCTGATGTCGATGTCCGGATATTTTTCCCGGAACGCCTTAACGGTCGCACCAGTCACGGAGTTGATCTGAATCGTTCCAAGAAGCTGCGCCAGATCTTCATTCCCACCAGTCTCATTGATTCCTCTCATCGTATCCAATCGCCCTTTGATGGCGGTCAGCTCCGATTCACTTGATACGGAAAACTCAAATCCAATGATCCGGGTACGACATCCAGACGATAAGCTGCTGAGCATGTTTTTTATATTGATACCCGCTCCAATATTCTCAAGTCTGAGCGTCGTCAAGTTCGCCACGCTGGGTAACACAAAATCCGTGATCCCCGGGTGTCCGATGATCGACAGGTTGGCCAGTGTTCCCGGCAGATGCAGCGTCTTCAAGATGCCGCCTTTCGGAAGATCCACACCTGTAATCGATGTTCCATCAAAGTAGATATGCTCGATATTGACGCATCCGGAAAGATCCACCGCCTGTGAAAGATTCGGGCAGTTCCGCACATCCAGTGTCCGGAGAAGCTCGTTGTTGCCAAGGTACAGTTCTGTCAGGTTTCCGTTACTGTACTCTGTATCGCTATCACCGATCTTCAGGCTCTGCAGCTTCACAGCCTTTGAGAAATCCGCATAACCTACCATAAGGCCAGACAGGTCCCCGACATCGGCAAGCTGGCTGGCGCTGTAGATATAGATTTCTGTGTCATTCACGTTATCAAGCGGGCACGGCAGCGTGGTCTTCGTATTACGGGCAGACCGGCTCTGCACCAGATACGATCCATATTTCACGCTGGCATAGACGTCCGCATAAGGCTCCACGGTGATATCTGCCTTCGCATATCCACGGACCGTGATGACATCAGTAAGCGCATCCCCCGCATTGTATTTCGAGTCGATGTAGCGGAAGCGGTTATACAGCCACCACTTCCGCTGCTCTGCCTTCGACCCCTGCAGCATGGAGAGATAGGAGGCATTGCCCTTTTCCACAAGAGGAGCCAGGTATTTAAACCAGGCATCCTCGTTAAAGATCGCCTCCGGCCACTTTCCCTGATGCTCCTCAAACATCTGCTCGACCTTTTCATAGGAAAGAGCGCCTGTTGAGCGGAGATTCTGGTACATGGCCTTCATTTCATCAAAAAAGGCAGCTCTCATGTTCTTCCACAGAACTGACTGCTGCCCATTGAATACATCCGCACCACCCTCGGTCTGATCGATGTCTTCCAGATTATAAGAGAACACCAAAGCGCCCTCGTTGTTGATCCCAATCGCCGTATCCATATCATACGGCAGAAATACGATCTTCTTTCTCATACTGTCGCTTCACCTCCCATGAATGACGGGAACATGTTCTTTGCCCTCGAGTCCACCATGAGGAAGAGCTCGGTAAAAAGATAATAGAACATGGCCGACTGCAGCTCCATGTAGTTCCCGGCTTCAGCCTTAAACTTGGCCAGCCTGTACTCTGACGTGTCGAACTCGTAGGTGGCGTCTCCAATCGTCACCGGCTCCTCCAATGCTGCCCCGGTCGCCTTTTCGGTATCCGTATCTACGATCCACTCAGCAAATTCTCGAAGCTGAGTTACATCAGAATAGGCCGGGTCAGTATCCGGGAATCGCGCCTCAAAGTCGCCCGTCCAAACATCCCCGGAGTAATCCGCGCTCTTAAAGAGAACACGATCGGAGGTATTATTCAGAACTTCCCACGACTCATCATCTTCCTGAAATCCGAAGGTCTCTTCTGTGGACTTATCGTTGTTCCAGTTATACTTGCCCATAAAAAGCATTTCGTCGGTGGCAGTGTTATGCCAGAAAATCACGATCGGGAATCCGTCGATGCCCTGCCGCACACGCTCGTCTTCCCGCTGTGCCGGTGTCTTATATGGGCAGGCCATATCGTAAAGACGGACCAGCTCCACGTTGTTGGCTCCTTCCGAGGACGCCACATCTGCTTTGTAGCAGAAGGTTGCCACCGGTATGGAAGTATCACGCAGCTTAAAATCATCCGCTGTCGCTCCGCTGGCCATCACAAAACCATTTCTGTATTTGCCCTTATAATTCTTCCGCTCATAGTACTGAGAAGAAGTACCCTGCACATCGAATTGAGCGCCGGTGAAGGTAAAACACCTCTCCGGACGCAGCGGATCAGTATAGGACCCTGATACTGTTTTCTTGTCCCCTTTGTACTGTGGCAGCTCATTACATTCCAAAATGAGGTAGGGCAAGTCATGCGGCAGCTGCTCCTTTACCACATTTCCATAGGCGTCATAGACCTGATTACGCTGGTATCTGGAGAGCATCTCCTCCACATCCTGTGTGTCTGCGATCCAGTTATCCAGTACCTGGGACCTTGTCAGGTCATTGTCATAGACCCGAATGTTATAGAGGTCGATCGTGCAATCGTTGCTGCCAATGGAGATGCTGACCGGCTCTGTCTGCGAAAAGTCATCATTCACCGGGTACTGAATTGCCCCGGACATGATTCCGTTGATATAGCAATATACCAGCCGGTTCTCTGTCCGCTTTTCAACCACAAAGGCCACCCGCACATGCTCATTCTCTTTGAACTGCATGGAAATCTCCGACTGCTCGGAATTCATCTGTACCTTCTGCGCGGTAAGGAAAAGGCCCCTGCCACCAGAAAGGCAAGACAGGATCACCGCGTCATAATTCATGACCGTCCGTGTTGCAAACTCCAGCTCGATCGTCTTTCCGGCAGTACGGAAGTCCGTGCCAAAAAGCAGATATGGGATCTGGACCCTGGCATCACCGGATACCCGTAGGACCGTACTACCCTGCTCGTCTTTCTGCCATCCATCCGACGCAAAATTGAAGTCCGTAAGCTGTGCCGTAATCTCTCCGGATTTCCATTCAGCCCGGTTCTCTTCTGTGTTACTCCTGCCGCTGCTGGTAAGGAACAGAGCTAATGCTTCTGTCTCTGCTTCGATCTGAATATCGGATTCTGTTACGGTAAGTGTAAAGCTCCTGCTCACCTCTCCGGAACTGATCTCGAACGTAAAATCACCTACCGTATCCATTCGGCAGGCGAAATCCTGCTTACTTCTTCCAACAGTCTGCGTAGAAATCAACTCACCGTTTCGCTTGATCGTCACATCCGCGTTCATTGATGTCGGATCATATACCGAGTAGCGGATATGAATGGTAGTGTATTGTTTCACGCTCTGCTCGTGGAAAGAGCAGGTCACAATCGGGTTGAGGTTTAAGGTTTCCAGACAGATAATCTCGTAATACAGTTCATTGGACCGGACACTCTGCCCGTTGATATCGGCTTCAAAATAACAGGTAAAGGTATGTGCACCATGCCGCTGCTGCGGAATAGCAAAGGACTGCTGTCTTCCGGAAACAGAGGTGATGGTTGTCCCGATCTCGATTCCGTCCAGAAGGAAATGCATCGTCTTCTGAATATTACCGGTTGGAATATATGGAAAGCTGATCGGTCCTGTATAAGCCGCTGAGTCATCAAAGGACGATGTCAGCGTTAATACAACAACCGTGATGGAAAAGTTCAGTGTCCGGTTGTTTCCGTAGATATCCGCCACATTGATCTTTACCACGGAGGACCCGGCAGACACATACGGAGCCACGTCAATCGTCACATCGCCCTGCTTTACATCGATCATGGCTTTCACGACACCACCAACCGTCACCTTCATAGTGCCGTTGCCGGTCGGAATATCATCCTCTTCCGAAGTCCAATTAATTGTGACCGGCAAAGAATCTCCCTGCGCGATCGTCCGGGAAAGGAACCCGGATTTATTGGTGAGCGTGATATGAGCGTTGTTTCCAGAGGTCCCGCCACCACCTCCACCTGTCCCGGAGAACGGTCCCAGCGGGCCAACAACAACATCTCCATCCGATGTCATATACAGGAATCCATCCTCCACGTAGGCGTCGTCGACCTTCCCCTGCGTGAGGAGATTCAGCCTTGCCAGCTCCCGGTTGATGTTATCGACTGCGTTTGCCGTCTCAGCAGACTCGTTTTCTGCATTGGTGGCATGCTCCAACGCCTGCTTTGCAATAGTATCCGAGTTAATAGCAAGGCGGGACAACTGTTCACCCTTTGCCTCTACCGTCTCTAGTGTGCGTGAGGCTACCTGTGCCGACTGCGCTGCCGACCTTGCAGAGGCTGCAGACTGATCTGCCAGATCCTGCGCGTTTGTCTCAACCTGCTCGGCAAGCTGGTGCATATCTGTGCGAGTGCTTTCGGTCATCTGCCGGATGGATTCTTCGGCTTCATCCATCGTCGCTGCAGCAGCGAGTAATTCATCCGTCCGGTCGATCACGTTTACGAGCTGGCGGATTTCGGAACCGGATTTTAAGGTGTCCTTATCCAGCGCGGCCCGTTCCACAAACAGGATAAAATTGGCAGTACACAGCTGCATAAAATCTGCAGATGCCTCTGCTGCTTCACTTGCAGGCGTGCCCGTATAAAGAACAATTTCACAGACCACCTTTCCCGCAGCCGCGCTCATCTGCTCGGTCACATCTGCAGTCACAACCTTTCCGTTTATGAGCGCTTCATAAGAGAAGCCATTTCCATCCGGCTTTGTGCCACGGATCTCAGCTTTCGTATTGTTTGGAAGTATCAAATCTCCCGCTGTCGCGATCAAGTTAAACTGGAGCGTTCTGCTCCCGGTATCATACTGGCTGATATGAATCACCGGTGCAATGCCGCCCGGAGAGACATCCAGTTCTATCTGTGTTGTGATCATTCTGTATTTTCTCCTTCCTCACCACCCGGTGTTTCTGGCTCTGGCTCCGGATCAGCAGTCACGGCAGTGATGATCCCGTCCTGCACGGTTACCGTAGCTCCGTCTACATGGTAGGTCCCGGTAAAGCCTATGACTTCCGGTTCCTCATCATCTGTTTTGCCGGTGACGATTCCGGCCCGGACGCTGATCGTGGCTCCATCCACATGGTAGCTTCCAGTATAGCCATCCCCGGAGCTGACCGTATTGCCTGTGACGGTTGTACCGCTCACGGATGTAGCCGACAGGTTTGTGATCGTCACATTCTTTCCGGTAAAAGCGCCGGTCGCCATATTCCAGGTCACGTTGCTGAGCTTATCGGAAAGAATCCCGGATTTCACAAGCGCTGCATCGATAATCCCTTTTAATGCTGCAGCATCCAGTTTCCCATCGATATCCAGTAACACAGTAAAGGCACCGCTGTACCCGGCTTTGGATACAGAGATGCCATTTTTATCTATCTTTATGATCTTGGTAGCGGTTTTGATATCCGCTGTATTCATGGAGAGGATTTCTACCGGTTGGCCCTTCTCGTTCGTATTGATCACAATGTTGCCACCAGTGCTTCCGGAAAGAATGTTCGTCGCAAGACTGATCGCCTGCGAGATGGATGCGCTTGTTGGCACATCCTTTTTGATCTCTTCCGAAATCTGCCGGATCGAATCACCCAGGTTTGTTTTGACCTCTCCAATGGTCATCTTCTCATATCGTTCCAGGATCACATCATAGGTGACGGATACGATCTTAGCCTTATTCTCGATCCCCAGCCCCTTGTGGTAAACCGTCACCGTATCGCATAGCTTCAGTTTCTGCAGCGGTGCCCAGTTCTTGTATTCCTCCGTCTGCCAGAGAGCCACAAAGGAAACATCGATGCTGGCCGGGATGCCGTCTGCAGCATTGGCTGCCACATAGGACCTAGCCCGGGATCTAAGTTGCTCCACAGTCGGCTGTTCCTGAAAAGCCGAGGACAGATCTACCGGAACAACCATGCGGTAAACGAAATCATCCACCGCATCCGAATAAACGACCTTTTCCGGCAGCGTCACCAGTACTGCCTGCTCTGCTTCATCCGTTCCGGCCCAATAAGGCAGGATGCCCGTCCAGAGATTACTGGTATCCGTGGTCTTCTTTACATCAGTCAGGTTTTTCCCGTAGCGGATCATCACATCCTGATTGGAGCCCCTGTGCGTGTGAAATTTCACGGTGAACTTATCCCATTCGTATTCCCCGGGACCATAGACATCAAGAATGGACCCGCTTACTCCTCCCAAAAGCGACCGGAAGGAAGAAGGAACATCCACCGTAAAATTCGCCTGCAGCAGCTTATCGGTCCATATGGAAAACGGGCAATCACCCACGCTGTTTGTGATCATCCCTGCAAGTGCCTCCGCGCAGGTATTTGCGGAAAACGGCATCACCGCTACCTTTGAAAGCTGATAACTGATATGCCTTGCGGATACCGTTACGATCCCGTTCATGGGACGAGTGATTTTATAAATACGAAAAGGCTGGATGTCATCGCTGTCGTCATGGCGGGCAGCGATGATCCGTTCCTCCAAAATCTCTTTATAATGACGTCCGGTGATCGGATACTGCATTTCCAGCTCATACTGACCATTCCGCTCCTCCGTCACCAGACACTTCGTCGCTTCTGACAGCCTGCCAAGGCCGTTATT